CTAACTTCCTCCGAACGCGTACAGGAATCCCAGATCACAAATATGGGATTGTTCAACCAACAAAAACAAGCATCAACGAATCACTATTAAAAAGTGATAAACGGGAGTTGTGCCCCTTCGATGATAAGCTTTTTCATAAAGCACAGAAATATGCTCGCAAGATGTTCCGCCATTTGGAGAATACCTCGGCACTCACACCGTTGCAAAACGTTAAAGTTGATCCCGAGACTTCTGCTGGTTTTCCTTTCGCCTGCTCGAAAGAGGAGGTGATTAAAAATCAGTATGAGTATCTCTCGTGGTACACCATTCCTGGAAATCGGGATCGTCCCATTCCAATTTGGTCTGTCACGGCAAAAATAGAGTACTTACCTATGGAGGATATCCAAAACCACAAAATCCGATTATTTCGGAACCCGCCATTGGATTACCTATGTCTAGAAAAGATGTATTTTCAAGATCAAGAACATAGACTAATGGGAACTGTTAAAAATACTTGGTGTGCCCTCGGTTTCGTGAAAGAAAACGGGGGCTGGCATGAAATGATCATTGATCTGATGACTCGCCATCATCAACCAGGAATTCCCAGATGGTACTTCAAAATGGACGTCGGAAAATTTGATAAATCAGTTGGACCAGATCTAGCTGAAGCCGCATTCAACCTGCGAAGAAGGTGGTTTAAAATACCCCACGTTGACTATCTCACCTGGCGTGAAACAATAGACGCTAGGTTTGATTCTAATGTTAAACCCACTCAAAGAGTTTCAAAAACTGTGGAAGAAATCCACTGGAAGTATTTATTCGCACCACGAATGGAGCAAGATCTGTGCTTCCTACAAGAAGAATCAGGGCACTCGTATGAGATCCTACCAAATGGGTCTGTGATTGCGACTGCGCTGGCTGCAAAATCTGGCCGGCTCTTGACTGCCAGTGATAATACTTTGGAACATATTATTGTGTGGTGTTTCCATTACCACCGAATGTGCCGTAAGTTGGACCTAACGCCCTCCTTTGAGCACATGGTGATGAATTTAATTAATTACATTTATTCCGACGATATACAAGGAGCTACCGACAAACCTGAATTCGTTCAGTTCGAGGATCTACGTGATACCTTTGCTCTTTTTGGTTTCGAAGTTAAAGAATACGATTTGTCTACTGACCCGTACAAGATACACTTCCTGGGCGCAAGCAATGGGAAGTACCTAAAGTGGTGGGTCCCAGTTTACAATGAAGAAAGAATGTACTTCTCTCTGGCCTTTATACCTGGAAAGATTTCAGACCGTGAGAGAACACAAAGGATTTCGGGTTTGGCGCACAATTTAGCCTTTTCCGAGAAATAC